CGTCACGGCAAATCTCAGCTTGTTTCGATCTTCTTTCCAGCGTGGTTTTTGGGCCGTAATCCTGACAAAAAAGTCATGATGGTGTCCCACACTACCGACCTCGCGGTAGATTTTGGTCGTAAGGTGCGTAACTTAATTGCAACAGATGCGTACAAAAGTGTATTTCCTACCACATCACTAGCGCAGGATAGCAAGTCAGCAGGTAGATGGAACACCAACGTCGGCGGCGAATACTACGCGTGTGGTATTGGCTCAGCCTTGGCGGGTCGTGGTGCTGATTTGTTGCTTGTTGACGACCCTCACTCAGAGCAAGACGTTATTAACGGCAACTTTGAGGTGTTCGAGAAGGCATACGAGTGGTTTACCTTCGGTGCTCGTACACGTTTGATGCCGGGGGGTCGCGTAGCGATCATCCAGACACGCTGGCACATGGACGATTTGACAGGCCGTGTGACAAATGACATGGCGAAGAATGCTCGTGCCGATCAGTATGAGGTTGTGGAGTTTCCAGCAATACTGGAAGTCCAGAACAAGAAGACGAAGCAGTACGTCGAGAAACCCCTGTGGCCTGAGTTCTTTGATTTGGAGGCACTACTCCGAACCAAAGCGTCGATGCCGACGTTCCAGTGGAACGCTCAGTATCAACAGCAGCCCACGGCAGAAGAAGCGTCTATCGTCAAACGTGAGTGGTGGGGTCTGTGGGATCAGGACACTCCACCGTATTGTGAATACATCATCATGTCACTTGATGCGGCGGCAGAGACACACAACCGCGCAGACTACACAGCGCTTACGACATGGGGCGTATTTCTCAACGAAGAGACAAACGCGTACAATATCATTTTGCTTAATAGCATAAAAAAGCGTATGGAGTTCCCAGAGCTAAAACAGCTCGCTATGGAAGAGTACGACGAGTGGAACCCCGACGCGTTTATTGTTGAGAAGAAAAGTGCAGGTACAGCCCTCTATCAAGAGATGCGGCGTATGGGGCTACCTGTTTCTGAGTACACTCCACATCGAGGGTCAGGTGACAAGTTAGCACGTTTGAACTCGGTAGCAGATATTGTCGCATCAGAACTTGTGTGGGTACCCCCTACCAGATGGGCAGAAGAAGTGATAGAAGAGATTGCCGGATTCCCTTTTATGAGTCATGATGACTTAGTGGACTCAACGGTGATGGCGCTTATGCGATTTAGGCAAGGGGGCTTTATTAGGTTGCCCACGGATGAACCTGAAGAAACGCAATACTTTAAGCAAAGACGCGGCGGGTATTATTGAGAGGTTAGAACATGGCTATAGAAAAAGGAATCTACTCCGCCCCTGAAGGCGTCTCTGAAGAAGAGAACGGTGAGGAGCTTGAGATCGAAATTGTTGACCCTGAAGCGGTTACGCTAAGTGATGGGTCGATGGAGATCACAATCATACCTGACCCTGAGATTTCTGACTTTACCGAATTTGGTATGAACCTCGCCGAAGTCTTGGACGACAGTCACCTGCGAGAAATTTCTGACGATCTGGCGGGCCTCATCGAGGCTGACATAGATGGTCGTAAAGAGTGGGCTGATACATTTGTAAAAGGTCTGGACGTGCTGGGCTTCAAATACGAAGAGCGCACAGACCCGTGGGAAGGCGCGTGTGGCGTCTATTCTACCGTGCTGGCAGAAGCTGCTATTCGTTTCCAAGCGGAAACAATGTCCGAAACATTCCCCGCCGCTGGCCCTGTGAAGGTCAAAATCCTTGGCGAAGATACTAAGGAGAAGATCGAGGCCGCTGAGCGCGTCAAGGCGGACATGAACTATGAATTGACTGACCGTATGGTGGAGTACCGCTCGGAGCACGAGCGTCTGCTATACAGTCTAGGACTCGCTGGGAGCGCGTTCAAGAAGGTTTACTACGACCCCAATGCAGGGCGTCAGGTAGCTATCTACATCCCAGCAGAAGACGTTATTGTGCCTTATGGCGCAAGTCATATTGAAACCGCAGAGCGTGTAACGCACGTAATGCGCAAAACAAAGAACGAGCTACGGAAGCTACAAGCAGCAGGTTTCTACCGAGATGTAGAGCTTGGAGAGCCACAGCCCTACCACTCAGACATTGAGGAACGTAAGGCAGAAGAAGGTGGGTTCTCACTGACTGACGACAATCGTTTTGCCCTTTACGAAGTTCACGCAGACCTCGTAATTGACGGTGTTGACGACTCAGACGAGGACATCGCCAAACCCTATGTGGTTACTATTGAGCGTGGTTCTGGTGAGATTCTGGCTATCCGTCGTAACTGGAACGAAGAAGATGACCTGTTTTTGAAGCGTCAGCACTTCGTGCATTACGTCTATGTGCCGGGATTTGGTTTCTACGGGCTTGGCCTCATCCATATCATTGGTGGATATGCGAGGGCAGGCACGTCCTTGATACGTCAGCTTGTTGATGCTGGTACGCTCTCCAACCTCCCGGGAGGGCTGAAGTCCCGTGGACTCCGTATCAAGGGCGATGATACGCCGATTGAACCCGGCGAGTGGAAGGACGTTGATGTACCTAGCGGGTCTATCCGCGACAACATCATGCCGCTTCCCTACAAAGAACCTAGCCAGACCCTTCTCGCCTTACTGAATCAAATAACGAACGAAGGACGTAGGCTAGGCGCTATTTCAGACATGAACATTTCGGACATGTCTGCCAACGCGCCTGTTGGTACAACGCTTGCGCTCTTGGAACGTACGTTGAAGCCTATGGCTGCGGTACAAGCCCGCGTCCATTACGCCATGAAGCAAGAGTTCAAAATGCTCAAGGAGATCATGGCTGAGTATGCTCCTGAAGAGTATGGCTATGAGCCTCACCGTGGTGAGATCAGTGCGCGTCAGTTGGACTACGCGATGGTGGATGTTATCCCCGTCAGTGATCCTAACTCCTCTACGATGGCACAGCGTGTTGTGCAGTATCAGGCTGTCCTACAGATGGCTCAATCTGCCCCGCAGATTTACGACTTGCCACAGCTTCACAGACAGATGATCGAAGTGTTGGGTGTGAAGAACGCAGACAAACTTGTTCCCACAAGAGACGATGCGAAGCCTACCGATCCTGTCAGCGAGAACATGGACGCACTTGTTGGCAAGCCAATGCGGGCGTTTATCTATCAGGATCACGAAGCGCATATCGCAGCACACACCTCGTTTATGCAAGACCCTACGATTGCACAGATGATTGGTCAGAACCCACAAGCACAGCAGATCATGTCGTCGTTACAAGCGCATATCGCAGAGCACCTTGGGTTCCAGTACCGTCAGCAGATCGAAGACAAGCTGGGTGCACCGCTCCCACCACCCGGAGAAGAGCTACCAGAGCAGATCGAAGTAGATTTGTCGCGGTTGGTTGCACAGGCAGGTGCACAGGTTATGCAGGGTCATCAGCAGGAAGCAGCGCAGAAACAAGCGCAGCAACAGCAACAAGACCCAGTGTTCCAGCAGAAACAAGCAGAGTTGCAGCTTAAAGGACAAGAAGTACAACGTAAGGCCGCAAAAGATCAGCAGGAGGCGCAGATTAAGCAGGCTGAGTTGCAGCTTAAAGCCCAGAAGAATCAGGTTGATGCGATGCTAGACGCACAGAAGCTCAAACTGGATCAGCAGGAGCTTGAATTAGACGCTCGAAAAGAAGGTGTTCGTGTGGCGGCAAGCCGTCGCAAGGACAACAACAAACTTGATTTAGAGCTTGCGAAAATGATGACAGAGAAGCCTAAACGAGGTGAGTGATGGCAAAAACCGTCTTTGACGTGCTAAATGATCGTATCGACGAGCAAATCTCGTCTGCACAAGTTTTTCTAAGTAGTGGGTCTGCTAAAGACTACGCTAACTATAGAGAAGTTGTTGGTTTAATTCGGGGTCTCGAAACCAGCAAACAACACATTGAAGACCTCTCGCGTAACTTTATGGAAGATGACCATGACTAAACCTCAGACATTAGAAGTGCCTGATGCACTACAGCAGAAGCTAGAAGCTGAAGCTACAAACGCTGAACCAATTCAGCGTGCAATCTCCGAAGCTGAATGGGAAGCACAGCTACCCAAACCTGTCGGATACCGTGTCCTTATTGCCCTACCAGATGTAGAAGAATACTACCAAGGTAGCACCCTGCTAAAAACGACTGAAGCTATGCACAGAGAGTACATTACTTCAATCATGGGTGTTGTCATTGATATGGGCAGTGACGCCTACAGCGATAAAGACAGGTTCCCTGAAGGCCCTTGGTGTAAAGAGGGTGATTATGTGATGTTTCGTATGAATACGGGCACACGCTTCAAGGTAAATGGCAAAGAGTTTCGTTTGATGAACGACGATTCTATCGAAGCCGTAATCCCTGATCCCCGTGGGATCATGGCAGTATAGGAGATAAAACATGCCGTTTCAGAAAGTAGAATTTGAATTTCCCGATGGGGAGAAAGAAAAAGAGGATGTCGTCATAGACATCGAACCGTCCAGTGCGGAAGAGGTGGATATAGGTGGTAAGAAAGCTAAAGCGAAAGCTAAAGAATCTGAAGCTGTTGTTGCAGACGAAGTGGATAATGATGACGACGGCTTTGAAATTGAAGTGGTTGACGACACGCCCAAAGCGGATCGCAATCGTAAACCATCTGACCCACCCGAAGACGTTACTGACGAAGAGTTGGAGGACTATTCAGAAAAAGTCCGTAAGCGTATCCAACATTTCAGCAAGGGCTATCACGATGAGCGCAGAGCTAAAGAACAAGCTCAGCGAGAGCGTGAAGAGTTGGAAAGACTTTCTCAACAACTTGTGGAAGAGAATAAAAAACTCAAAGCCAACGTAAATAAAAATCAGTCAGCGCTGCTTGAGCAAGCTAAGAAAAGTGCGGTGTCTGAACTAGAATCCGCTAAAAAGCAGTATAAAGACGCGTATGAAGCTGGTGACTCAGATGGCGTCCTTGCTGCACAAGAAAACCTAACGAACGCTAAGATTAAGTCCGATAGGTTAAATAATTTCAAGTTACCAGCTTTACAGGAGGATGAAACTCCTGCTAAGGTTGCAACAGAACCCGCTCCAGAGCCTGTTCAGATTGACGAGAAGGGCCTAGCTTGGCAAGAAGCTAACCCTTGGTTCAATCAGGACATCGAGATGACAAGCTATGCTTTGGGGCTGCACAACAAACTTGTCAACGAAGAGGGCATAAACCCTCAGAGTGATGAATACTACGAGCGAATTGATACTCGTATGCGACAGTTATTCCCCGAGAATTTCGAGGATGAACCGGAGGTAGAACGTAAACAAAAGAGAAAGTCGAATGTGGTTGCCCCCGCTACGCGGAGCACAGCGCCTAAGAAAATTAGGCTCACGCAAACACAGCTCACTTTGTCAAAGCGTTTAGGTCTTACCCCTGAACAGTACGCCAAACAGGTTGCATTAGATATGAGGAAAGAAAATGGCTGAAAATCGTATAAATCGAGAACACGAATCTCGTGAAAAAACGACCCGTAAAAAGGCTTGGCAGCGTCCAGAGGTGTTACCCGCACCGAATCCCGAGCCGGGTTATGAATTTCGTTGGGTTAGAGTGAGTTCGTTGGGTACCGTTGATGCCACGAATGTTTCCTCCAAACTGCGTGAAGGTTGGGAGCCTGTAAAGGCAACAGACCATCCAGAGATTACGTTGGTAACTATCGAAAACGATAGATTCAAAGACAACGTAGTAATTGGTGGCCTATTGCTCTGTAAAGCTCCAGCAGAACTCGTCGATGAACGTAATGCTTACTATAAAGAGCAGACACATTCGCAGATGCAGTCCGTTGACAACAACCTCATGCGAGAGAACGACCCTCGTATGCCTCTCTTTAACGATAGGAAGACGAAGGTTACTTTTGGTAACGGAACTTAATAGGAGCTAAAAATGGCTTATCCTACTGTAAGCGGGCCTTATGGCCTAGTTCCGGTGAAACTGTTGAGCGGCTCTCCTTTCGTGGGTGTAACTCGTCACATGCCTATTGCTAGTGGCTATGCTACCTCCATTTTTTACGGAGACGCTGTGAAACTTGTCACCGGAGGCACCGTTGAGCGTGATACGTTTGACGCTGCTATGACACCTATTGGTGTTTTCCTTGGTTGCACTTACACTGATCCAAACCTTG